TAACGCCAACGCGATTCTTGATATGTTATCGAGAAATCCGTTAGAGGTTATAAATCGTGTCGTCGAAATAAGCACTGCGGGTCGAGCACCGAATAATGATCCTGCATTGTTTGTTCTTGCTATGGCGATGTCTTCGGATTCGTTAGAAACCAAGAATGCGGCTCGTGCGGCCCTACCAAAGGTCGCTCGAATTGGAACAGATTTGTTTCATTTTGCGGAATTTGTTGAAGGATTCCGTGGATGGGGTCGTGGACTTAGAGGAACGATTGCCGATTGGTATGAGTCTAAGTCCATAGAATCTCTTGCCTTGCAGTTGGTAAAATATCAGTCTCGTGACGGATGGAGCCATCGCGATTTGCTTAAATTATGCCATTCTAAAATGAATGGTGATAATATGGCACGTCATGCAGCCATTAGATGGGCTATTGGTGGCATGGATGAGGTTTCATCGACTGTTCGCCGTAAAAAAACCAAATCGGGATATGTCGACGTAGAACGACAAGACTTGACAGACTATTTGCCGGATTTGATCGAAGGTTTCGAGAAAGCCAAACGAGCATCATCTGCTAAAGAAATCGTGCAACTGATACGAAAGTATGATTTGCCACGTGAGGCCATACCCACTGAATTTCTCAATGACGTCTCGGTGTGGGAAGTTCTATTGTATAATGGTTCTGAAAATAAGAACACTGTTATGCCAATGGGAGCGATGATTCGGAATTTGGCAAAAATGACATCTATCGGACTCCTTGGACCGTTATCAGAGGCGTCTAAAGTCGTTTGTGAAAAGTTAACGGATGCCGGATCGATCAAATCCAGTCGAATACATCCGATTAAAATCCTTGATGCCTTAAAGGTGTATGGATCGGGTCGTGGTGTGCGGGGCAGTCTGACTTGGAATCCAGTTTCTAGAATCGTCGATGCGTTGGATGAAGCCTTTTATATGGCGTTTGATAACGTTGAACCGACTGGCAAGTCCCATCTCCTGGCTGTCGATGTCAGTGGGAGTATGTCATGGGGCAATTGTGTTGGTTCGAACGTCCTTACCCCACGTGAAGCGTCGGCTGCGATGGCATTGTTGACCGCAAAAACCGAACGGGACTATCACATCATGGGATTTTCTCATAAGCTTGTGGATGTACCGATAACGCCAAAAATGCGTTTGGATCAAGCCGTTAGAACGCTTGAGCGGATACCAATGGGTGGCACAGACTGTAGCTTGCCGATGATTCATGCGTGTCAAGCTAAAATGTCTGTTGATGTATTTTGCGTTTACACCGATAATGAGACATGGGCTGGACGCGTCCACCCAACGGAAGCGTTGTCTCGCTATCGGAAGGAACATAACGAATCGGCCAAAATGGCTGTGTTCGGTATGACGGCGACGGAATTTTCTATTGCCGACCCATCTGATGCTGGATCAATGGATTTTGTTGGTTTCGACACCAACGCCCCTGTGATTTTGGCTGATTTTGTTCGAAACTAAACTAGATACGGCGGGGACTTGTTCCCCGCCGTTTTTTTGTCTTTTTATTTCCAAGTTTTTTCATTTAATATACAATATATTGTCTGTCTTGATACACTTTTATACAATTTATGTATCTGAGATACCTTAAAACCTGCCTTAAATCGTAATCTGATATCATCGATATCAGATTTTTTCAATTTTTTCCCCAATCCGGACATAGATTTACTTATTTTCAATTTTGTATGCTCGGAGTGTTTTTTTCTATTCATTTTTATAAAATTTCTTAACTTGGTTTACAAATATTTATATTTGATATCAACGGCCATAAATAATCTCACAAGATGAGGAGATTTAAATGGCTGAAACATTAAATCGTTATGGCATTCCATTAGGCGGCGGCGATGGCCGTGGTGGAATATTGATGCCGAAATTAAAATATCGTTTTCGCGTCAGAACGGTAAATTTTGGTCCAAGAAATAGTAATATTGATTTTACCAAACAAATAATGATGGTTGATAAGCCACGTGTAAACTTTGAAACTGTGCAGTTAGATAGCTATAACAGCCGTGCATGGGTTCATGGAAAGCATACGTGGGAAACCATCAATGTGACTCTTCGTGATGATATAACAAACACTATTGCAAGATTGGTTGGTACACAAGTTCAGAAGCAGCTTAATCATTTTGAACAAACCGCATTTGCTGCTGGTCAGAATTATAAATTTGACATGTATATCGAAACCATGGATGGCGGCAATGATGTGGTGTTAGAACAGTGGTTTTTGGAGGGATGTTTTTTAACTAACATTTCTTATGAAAATCTTGATTATTCAGCGTCTGAAGCTCAGCAAATTTCATTAACTGTTCAATATGATAATGCTACACAATCTGATGGATTGTTCCCTGAATTGATCAGTTTGGGTGACATAATACCAGGTTCGAGAGCTTAAGGTAAGATTCAATGCCTGAGTTTTCAGCCATTCGTCTTATCAATCAGGCATTTAATTCTTCCGGAGCGGGTGATACCCGCTCCGATGCTCGTGGTGGTCGTGAACGAAGTGATCAAGGCGTTCCTCTATATTTGAGAGATTCGCATCATGCGGCCAGAAAATTTACAATAAGCAATGAAAATCTATCATATCAGGTTGTTCCTCGACCAAAATTTTTATTTTGGATAAAAGTTATTACGAGTGAATTGATACCTGATGGTTCCGCTGGTAGTGGAACTAATTCTAGAGAAAGAGATGATATTGCTTTTGTCATAAAGTATATAGATAAACCAAAAATAACTCCAAAAGTCGAAGAGATGAATCAGTATAATAAAAAACGTCTCATTCAAACCGGAGTTGATTATGAACCTTTAACGATGAGGTTTCATGATGATGTGTCGGGAATTGTAATAGATTTTTTTAGAAGATATATGAGATGGTATTATGGTGATTTCAGATATCCAGAGCCGACCGGATGGGATTATGATTTAATACGAAATCCTGTGTTGGACCCCGGTGGGACTGATACTTATGGTTTTTCACCAAATGGGCAAAGTGGTGAATTTGCGAATTATTTTATAAAACGACTCGAATTATATCAATTTTACGGTGGTAAATTTGATCAAGTTAATTTTTTAAATCCAAAAATAATTTCATTTGACAGCGATAGTAATGACTATGAAGTTGGCAATGTTGGTTCAGAAATTAATATGCAATTCAGATATGAGGCTGTTAATTTTGTTGCAACTGCTGTTCCGTTGGATGCCGTGGCAGATGATTATATTAGTGAAATGTTATTGAATATTGGAGATTATTATCAAGTCCCCACGGATTTTATTAACGAAAGTATCATACAGAGACGTAGTAGAGAGCTTCTTGGTGATATAGTTCGAGATGTGACGGCCGGACGCACTCCTGACTTTGAAAGTCTTATTAAGGGTGTTGTTCGAAATTCTTTACCCATAACTAAAGCCGACTTAGGTGGTTTGGGAACTTCTGTATTTCGAAATGTGTTTAGACCAAATAGTACATTGAATAGTTTTGGTAATTACTCATATGGTGGAACATCACCACAAACAACTGGTACTGCTAATTCATCACGTGCATTACAGACCAGAGGGAATGGCAATAGCGGTGGAATATTTGATACTATAGAATCTACTGTTGGTGGATTTGCTGGTTCTGTTGTTGATGCAGCCGGTTCAATATTTAATGGCGGCATTGGTTCTTCTGTTGTAAATGCAGCAACAAATGTCTTTGATGGTGCCGGTGATCTTGTAAATGATGTTTTTGGTGGGGCCGTTGCCTCGTCGGCATCAGATTCATCAAGTTCTGTTCGATCTATGGCAGTTAAAACCAATCAAGGAACTCAGTTGACAAATCAAGGACTGGCTAACCTGAATAGTCAAAGTCGACCAACTACTCAATATGGGATAAACACATCAAGTAATTTTGATACGCCTGATATGGCTTAAATACTTATATGGCAAGAACGTATAATCAAGACTTTTTTGAACCAAAAAATCCAGAAAAATATCTAAGTGGTAAAAAAATATTTTATAAATCTGCTTGGGAATTGACAGTAATGCGAATGCTTGACGAAAAATCGTCAATACTTGCGTGGCAATCTGAGCCATTTACGATTTATTATTTGAATCCTTTGACAAAGAAGTGGAAGCCTTATATTCCTGATTTTTTTGTAATATATGAAAATAAAAAGGGACAAAAAAATGCCGAAGTGTGGGAATTGAAGCCGATGACACAAACCGGCCTTGTGGAGGCTAAGACGCGATATGATCGTGCTCAGGTTGTTATAAATCAAGCAAAATGGTCATATGCGGTACAATGGTGTTCAAGAAAAGGATATCGTTTTCGTGTTATAACGGAAAATGATATATATCGACAGAAGAAAAAATAATAAATTAAATATAATCATGACAAAAAAATTAGAAGAAATATTAGATTTACCCGACGACGAAGAAGATTCTAAAATTATAGATGAAACCTTTAAAGATGCTTCTGATGCAGCAAATAACGGAGACTTGGTTTCTTTAGACAATGCATTGAATGAAATTTCCGATCCCGAAATTGCCAATTATTTAGATATTGAGCGACACGACAAAGCCATGGATGAAATTTCAAATATGGCCAAAGATGCATTTACCGATGTCATGGATCTTGCTATGTCAATGGAACCAAAAAATGCTGGCTCTGTATTAGAAACTGGACCTGAATTTTTACGAATGATGTTGGATGCACGAAAAAGTAAAATGGATGCACGATTAAAACTGAAAAGATTACAAATAGATCAGAAACGTTTGGACATGAAACAGGAAAATAATGACGATGATGTCATAGAGGGTAAAGGTGTTTCTCTGTCAATTGGCGATATGATGGAAATGTTAAAAAAAGCCGAGTCTGATAAATAAACCATACGGAGTTAAATGATGAAAAGTTTTCGCCAATATTTGACCGAATCGACACGACAATATCATTTTAGAATAAAAACAGTAATTGATCCTACTGAAGAGTTTATGTCAACTTTAGAAAAATTTCTTCAAAAGTATGATCTCGTTGATTTGGATGGTCCACATAGATCAATAATACAAAAAACTCCTTTAGATTTTCAGGATATTGAAAATAAAGAAGTTTATATAATAGATGTCATTCTTGGTAGGCCAATTTCGGCATATGTGTTATTACAAGAAATACGTTATATATGGAATATATCTGAAAAATATATTGTTGTTAGATCGGATAATGATCCAACTGAAGTTGAAACAGAACGTCTTAATGCTCTCCGCGACATGGAAGAAAAAGCGGAAAAAATGGGATATGAAAGACGATCATTACTTTCAACGAGTCCCAACTATTTAAAAGGTGAAATGGGAATAGATGGATCTGATTATTATGGTAACAAATATAATAATACTCTAACTGCGTATTTGGCTAAGGTGGCTTCGGAGAGACAAAATAATAAAATTATACCCGATGATGCATTATCGGATCATGATGGAACTAAACCATTGAAAACTGATAATTTTAACGATGATATACGTGGTGCTCCATTAATTCATCCGTGGTGGGAAGCATCTAAAGATTCAAAGATTCCTGAAACTAATTTCAGTGTCAGTTATACTGGAAATTTTGATGATGATAAAAAAACTTATGCCGGTGTATTTCGTCATCCAAAAACGTCAAAAGAAAAAGAAATAAATGTTACGACTAATGCAGTCCGTGGAGATTAATTATGAAAATTAAAGAAACTAATATTCAGTATACAAAATCAAGAACTTTACCATCGGGAGAGACTGAAACTTTAAATATTGTGACAAATGATGAACAAGAATTGAAACGTCTTATGTCTCTGGCTGGTTTTTCTGATTCTTGTTCTTGTGATGGAAATTGTGGCGATGAGTGTCAATGCGATGATACTTGTGATTGTAAACATACCAATAATGAAGAAGATATGTTTGTGAATAATAAAAAGCCACTCATGGAACCTGAATTGGAAGAACAAAATCAAGCAGAATATGACTATGGCCATGATAGAGAGACATCATATCGTGATGATATAAATGCGTATAATTGGCGTGGCCGCGGTGGTTCTGATAATTCATTTAACAGAGTTAACAATTATGGTGATAATCCAATGAGAAATCACATGTATGGTGATTTAAAAGAAAGTATCGGATCATTGTTAGAAAATAACACAGATGGTCTTATGACGGCTTTGGATAAAATGAAGAATAAAAAATATGATTCTTTTTCTAATGAAGAAATATCACATTTGGCCGCAAGTTTTATAAACTTGATGAAAGAATCTGATGAATCAAAATTAATTACTATACATAGAAAATTTAAAGAATATCTTGGTGATGATCTTATTGATCAATATAAGAAATTTACTGAATCTTATCGC